ATCGTAGCCTGGGATAAGGGGCGCGGCAGTCGCGCTCCGCACAAGGGTTACTTTCGCCATCAGTGCGAGTACGTCGTATGGGGCACGCACGGTCGGCTGGCCCCGGCAGAGCACGCCGGACCCTACGACGGGTGCCTGAGCATTCCGGTGGACCTCAAAGACAAGCATCACATCACGGGCAAGCCGACGCCGCTTCTTGAGCGGTTAGTCGAGATTGTGCCGCCCGGTGCTACCGTCCTGGACCCGTTCATGGGCAGCGGCACCACAGGCGTGGCATGTGTGCAGACGGGGCGCCGTTTTATCGGCATCGAGATTGAGAAGCAGTATTACGACATTGCGGAGCGCAGGATCAGAGAAGCGCAGCAACAACCGGCGCTGGCACCGTGATGCAGGAGAGGATGGCCGAGGGTGGCTGACGTTCAACTTTATCTTGGGGATTGCTTGGAAGTGATGAAGGACCTGCCCGACGGGTGCGTGGATGCGGTAGTGACGGACCCGCCGTATGGACACAACAACAACAACAACGGTGACCTGATACACCGGCGGGAAGCCGCCCTAGGCAGGGCTCCCGCAGATGCGCCCATGGCGGAGGCGCGGCCTATTGCCAACGACGGCCCAGAGGCGGAGCGCTTGTTTCGTCTTTCGATGGTTGAGATTGCGCGCGCACTCAAGCCGGGCCGCTGTGTTTGCTGCTGCTGCGGCGGGGGGGGCCCTGACCCGCAGTTTGCGAGGTGGGCGCTGTGGCTAGACCAGACTCCGGGGCTGGCATTCAAGCAGATGGTCGTCTGGGATAAAGGCCCCATGGGCATGGGCTGGCACTATCGGCGGTCGTATGAGGTGGTGCTGGTAGCTCAGCGCAAGGGGGCGCCGTGTGCCTGGTATGACGAGTCTCGACGCGTCGAGAATATCATCAGGCCTGGTGACTATGGCATCCGCAAGATAATCCCAACACGAGACCAGCATCCCACACAGAAGCCGGTTGCACTGGCCGCGCACTTTATCCGGTTACACACGCGGCCCGGCGATTTAGTGCTCGACCCCTTCATGGGCAGCGGCACGACCGGCGTCGCCTGCGTGCAGACGGGGCGGCGGTTCATCGGCTGCGAGATTGACGAGGGCTACTACGCCATCGCAGAGAAGCGGATAGCCGAGGCGCGGGCGCAACTGCCGCTGCCGCCGGCAGAGGGGGCGGGCTGATGCGCGTCCTGATGCTCCACGAGGACCGCCGCGGCTACGGCCAGGGCGGGGGCGCGGAGACCATCCTGCGCGAGAACACGAACATCCTCCGTGCGATGGGCCACGACGTGCGGTGGTATCAGGGCGGCGAGTCGTTCACCGACCTCCTGGCCGCGTACAAGCCCGACGTGTGCCACGTGTACACCGTCCATAATTTCATGGGCTTTGGCGAGGTGAGGCACCTCCAGCGGGTCGGCTGGCCGCACGTGTGGCAACTGATGGACTATTGGCCCTTTTGCGGCGGGCGGATGCTCTTGCGCCGGTACGACGAGACATGTAGCGCGGCAACGGGCCTCTGCGACGGGGAGTGCCGGGAGGGACGGGCGCCCGACCTGTACCGCGAGATGGTCAACGGCTCGCCTATCGCGGCGCTCTGCCCGGACACGGCGGCCATCTATCGGCGACACGGGGTGCGCTGCGACTATATCCTCTCGCCGGGGGTGGATGCGACGTTCTTCCACCCGGCGCCCGACCGGCGGGTGGCTGGGCGGGTGGTCACGTCGAGCGCGTGGCCGCAGTACCCGACCAAGGGGATGCACATTCTCAGGGCGGCGGCGCGTGAGGTGGGGGTGACGGCGCACCTGATAACGGGCCAGCCCAGGGAGCGGGTGCGCGACCTGTTGCAGACGGGGGACGTGTTCGTGTTTCCCTCGACCTATGAGGAGACCTATGGCCTATGTCTGACCGAGGCGATGTCCACCGGGTTAGCCTGTATCGCGTCCAGCGTATGTGGCACGAGAGCGCAGGTAACCGACGGGGTGGACGGCCTCCTGGTGCCGCCCAGGGACGCGGGGGCGCTGGCCGACGCGCTGAGGCGCCTGCTGGGCGACGCGACATTGCGGGCGAGGCTGGGGCGGGCGGCGCGTGAGACGGTGGAACGGGACCGGACCCTGGCCCACGTGGGCGAGCGGTTGATGGCGGTGTATCGGGAGGTGGTAGATGGCCGCTCGTTGCGGGATGGCGGACCTGATCCTGCGAACCCGGCGGATGGTGAACGATGCCGGGAGCGCGATCTGGTCAGATGATGAGGACATTCAGGACGTGCTCGACCTCCACAAGCAGCGCGTCTACCGGGAGCCCCTGGAGCACGAGCGCACGCTGGTGGGCAGCGGTTCGGCGGAATACACCGTCTACCATTCGCGCTACGGGAACTATGAGGCGGGTGGCACGGCCTACTTCCAGGTAGAGGACTCGGGCGGCACGCAGCGGGGCACGGCGGATTACGCCGTCGACTATGTGCGCGGTGTGGTGACGATGGCCGCCGACCAGAAGGGCACGGCGCTCTACCTGACGGGCTGGTCCTACGACCTGAACGGGGCGGCGGCGGACCTCTGGCAAGAGCGGGCCGGGGCGCTGGCCGAACGGGTGGACGTATCGGCGGGCGACAACTCGGTGAAGCGAAGCCAGATGATGGGGCACGCGCTGGACATGGCCGAACACTACCGGCGGCAGGCGCGGGCGCGCACGGTAAGGAGCTGGACCGTTGGCCTTCTTGAGTAGCGACGAACTGGCGGCCATTCGAGAGGACTTTGAGGCGACGCTGCCGGACACCTGCCGCGTGGATTACGTCACGCGGACGGCGAACGGCGACGGCACCTGGACCGACTCGTGGTCGGCGCGGGGTTCGGCCATCGCCTGCCGGCAGGTGGCGGTGACGGGCCGCGACTTTCCCCAACTCACTGCGGAGCAGGTGCAAGAGGGCCGGTTCTGGCGCTTTGAGTTCTCCGCGACCCAGGCGATAGCGGTGAGCGATAAGATCACGCGGGGCGGCAAGGAGTACCACGTGATACAGACCAACGCCGACCAGTCGGAACTCCTGAAACTGCACGTCCTGGCGGAGCGGCGGGAATGAACGAACTGACGATTCACGCCGACTTTGCCGCGCTCGACGCCATGCTGCGGCGGCTCAGGAAGGAAGAGAAGCCGGTGCGGATCGTCCACGACGGGGTGGAATACGGCGTGTATCAGGAGTTCGGCACGACCAAACTGGCCCCCCGCCCGGCGGCACAGACGGCAGCGGCGGAGATCGAGCCGGCCTACCAGACGCTGATGGGCCAGATCACCGAGGTGCCGGACCCTGACGCGGCGGTGGAAAAGATAGCGCGGGATCTCGAAGCCAGGTGGAAGGGCCAGATCGTCGCCATGCGGATCATCGACACGGGGCAGTACCTGAACTCGGTGCGCGTGAGCACGCCGGAGGAGTGGGGAGGTGACGAGTGACGCTACCCAACACCGGCTCGGCCCTCTACACGACACTGGCGGCGGGTTCGGCGCTCGTGAGCGAACTGGGCGGCACGCGCATCTACGAGGCGCTGGCTCCGCAGGGGGCGACCTACCCCTACATCGTGTACTTTCGCGCCGGCGGGGGGGATGACAACGCCTCGCCCCGGCGCACGCGGACGGAGAACTGGGTCGTCAAGGCCGTGGCGACGGACCAACAGAAGGCGAGGAGTCTAGATGCGCTAATCGACGCACAACTACACGAGGCGGAGGTGACGATTACCGGCTGGGACAACTACCAGACGGCGCGCCGGACGGACGTGGCCTACGCGGAACCCGGCGAGGGCGGAGTGGTGTACTGGCATCGTGGGGGCACGTACCGGCTGAATATTGGCGATTCATCGTGAGGTGAGAGATGGCGAAGGCAAACAGAATCTTTGGGCGCGACCTCTACGCAACGTTCGGCACCCACCGGCTGGACACCGATTTTACCACCCTCTCGACCAACGAGGATGGGCAGATGGTGGACCTCTCGGCGGGAAGCGACACCTTCTCGTACTGGAAGTTCCTGCGCGAGTCCACGACCGTGGACGTGGAAATGTGGTTCTCGGGCGACGGCCCCGGCTCGGCGCTGCGTGCGGCGACGGACCCCGGCGACTCGGGGACGCTCATCGTGGCGCCGGCGGGCACGGCAACGGGCAAGCCCAAGTTCGCCTGCAACGACGTGCTGGTGCGCTCGCGGCGCATCGACTACCCGTTTGATAACGGCTGCCGGATGCGCATCCAGTTTCAGATGAACGACTCGTGGGACGAGAGCGCTTACTAGGAGAAAGAGGGGGCATCTATGGAGATCGACGTTCGGGGTAAGAAGGTGGTGCTGCGCGATCGGATTCCGGCACGCGAGGGGTGGCCCTTGCGCGATCTGGTGCTGCGCGGCGCGCAAGGGGAGCGGCTGAGCTTCGACGAGGAGGCTCAGGCGCTCTCCTATATGGTCGAGTCCTGGGAGTTCGACGGTGATCCGCGCGAGGCGGAGAGTTACGCGGGACTCGATCTGGCCGAGTTCCTGACGCTGGCAACGGAAGCGGCCAAGCACTTCCGGGAGATGCTGACGGGGCCGGCAAAAAACTAGCGGAGGCCACCTATCTGCACGTGCGGTATGGGGCGCCCCTGGACTGGGCGGCGGTGCGGTGGCTGATCGTAGAGCGCACAGGGTGGACGCTGGAGACGGTAGATGCCCTGGATATTCGTGACCTGACCGCCGGCCTGGCCGTGTGGCGCGGTTTAGCAATTGCACGGGAGGGTTAGGCCGATGGCCCAACAGATCGC